GTTATACACGTAGAGGGACCCCCCGGTATAGGGAAGTCCCTCATACTGAATGAGGTTGCTCGCCTTGTAGCCAAAGAATTTGGCTTTCAAGGAGATCGTGCCTCGTACATGTATAACCGTTCAGTCTTATGCGACCATTGGGATGGATACAACAATCAATTGATTGCTAGTATCGATGACTTTGGTTGCATTAATGAACGTCAACAGGATGATATGGGTGCACTCATCCAGATGTGTTCCGATCAAGACTACGTGTTGCCTATGGCTGATTTAAAAGAAAAGGGTCGGAAGTTTAATTCCAACTTTGTTTTCTTATCAACCAATGGACTTGTATCCTCTTATCGGATCTACGGATTACAGAAGATGGCTCAACCAGCCGCTGTTTTTCGTAGAGTATCACCTTCCTTTTCTCTTAAGAGAGATAAAGTTGGTGGTAAATACATCTATACCTGCATCAAGTACCTTCATGATACCATGGAGGGTCCAACCGTCAGAAGTTCCTCTGAAGATTTTGGTTCAACAAACGGTAATTTCCGTCAAGTTGACTTTATCCGAGGAACTTATCAAGAGATAGCCAGATTCCTTGCAGAATCTGCACTTCTTGAATTTGATAACAGGAATGGAAAAATATTCCAGCCCGTTGTCAATGATGGTTTCGGTGAGATAGGATATGGTTATAGTTTCCCAATGGGGCCTCCTCCGAGGCTCCCAAAGTGTGAAGCCCACGCCATTCCTGAACCTCTTAAAGTGAGATTAATTACTAAGAATGAGCCTAATACATGGGTCTTAAAACCCTTGCAAAGAGCTCTCTGGGAAACACTAAAAAAGTTTCCAGTTTTTAGTTTAACTCACCAAACCGATATAGACCTTACGCGGCTGTTAAACCGTGGTAAGTACTTAGTTTCAGGTGATTATGAGTCTGCAACTGATATGCTCCATTCAGATATCATGAAAACCGCTGTTGACACACTATCTCACTATATACCAAAATATTTAATAGATTGGTTTAAGTGGGAGGGTGGTCAACATGAGATTCATTATCCTGAATGGACCCGCCTTGATCCAATAGTTCAAACTAGAGGTCAACTTATGGGTTCGTTACTTTCCTTCCCAATCCTATGTCTAGCCAATTTCACAACCTGGGCTCGCGCCTGGTGTCGTGTCTCTGGCAATAATGACATTTGTTATTGGTTAAGAGAAAGGAATACGCCACCACTATTTATTAATGGTGATGATATTCTTTTTCCTGTAACTGGACTCCGTGATCCTCTTTATTGGGCATGGAAGAAGGAAGCGACTTCAATAGGCCTTAAACCTTCTGTTGGAAAGTGTTACGTATCTAGAGAATTCGGTTTAATCAATTCTCAAATGATACTATCCTATACCTCAGAAAAATGGATGCCCGTTTGGAATAAGAAGAAAACTTCTATTTCACAGGAGCATCGTTTTAGACCACCATGGAAACAGTTAAAAACTGTAGCCAAGGTTGCTCAATCTGAGGTTGGTAAATCTTTCCAATCACTTTGTGAAAACCACAGTCTTGTACAAATCCTCCAAGGGAAATGTAAGAGTTATGTTAAACAGAATCCCCATTCTAGGGATTTTGAACTGGCTCTAAACATTCTTCCAAGAGAACTTGTTGTAGACTTAAACCATCACGTCCTCAGTAATACCCCCGAATCAATTGATTTGGGTAGAGAACTTGGTGGCATTGGTTTAACAAAGGAAGGTTATAAACCTACACTCCTCGACAAGGAGATTTATGCCTTTAAAGTGTTCAAACACGAACCTACATGTCTTCTAAAAATCGATGAGGATACTCTTTTAACGAGAGTTCCAAAGATTCTTTCTAAAGACACTCACAAACTTGCCAAGTTACTTCCTGACGAACCGTCAGAAGTTTCTGAGGGATTTCCTTGGATGGAATTCCGCAAGTTTTGTCGTTGGTACAAAACCGTACCTAGACTTCGTGAGAAGGTTAGAGGTTTGAACCTTTTCGAGGCCCCACCCTTATCTGAATGGGTTTCAACTTTATGTTGGGTAAATCGGAAGGAGTTCTTAAATATGAGAACCATAGCCGATAATATGTTTGACTGGTCAAAATTGATTATTTATAAAAAATCAATTGATCAATCATCCATAAGAAACCTCAACATTAAAGATGATCTCAAAAAGATCAAAAGGTTGGGATAGGTCACCGCAGTGAGACCTTTGAGCAGTTTACCTCATTTCTTTTCAGAGGTACGGGTTTAAAGTAATATTTCTTCTAGAAATTTCACTATCTTTCAGATGATGGAATATCATTGGGAAGGCGAATGGTTCATCAGTGTTATCAACTGAGATATGGATCGCGTCCAGCAATGGTACTCTTTTAATTGTGTCGTTGGATGAACAACAGCAATTAACTCTGAGATGTAGCATCTTTCAAAAAGATTTATCTCTAGACC